CCTGTGCTATTATTGTATTATAATTATTATCATCATAACCTAAAATACCGAGAGATATATCTAAATTTGATGTTTGTATATTATTTGAAAGATAAAAATGAACACTATAATTTATATTTTGTATGTTATTATTATTATTTGAAAACATAATATTTGAAAAATCGGTATCTAAAAATGTAACATCATAAATATTTTTAATTATATTATTTACATTGTAACATAACGATAAATCTTGAAATAATAAACTACTATAATTACCTATTGTTCTAATAATTCTGAAAGAAATTATATTAAATGCAATAAAATTAATTTTAAATTTTAATAAAATAAATGAAAATTTATTTAATGGTCTAACATCAATACTATATCCGTATGTAGAAGCATTTATCCATTGGTCATATGTAGTTAATAAATATGAGTTTAAATCTGTATGTGTTTTTGCTGTAAATACATTATATGATTGTGGAACACTAAAATCCATTGTGTAATCTATATGACTTTGTATATTTTCAGTTGTTATATTGTTGGATTTAATAATATTTATGTCTTGTGTATTATTTAATATATTTATTCTATTTGTACAAATATCTTCTTCCAATTGTGTAAATGAAACATCTTTAACATATGAAATATCTATTATATTTAATGATGCTTCTAAATTAGATACGTCTGTTTTTAGTTGTATAAATGAAAGGTCGGTAACATATGATATATCATTTGTTAAATTACTTAAATTTAAACTATTTAATGATGCTTCTAAATTAGATACGTCTGTTTTTAGTTGTATAAATGAAAGGTCGGTAACATATGATATATCATTTGTTAAATTACTTAAATTTAAACTATTGAATGATGCTTCTAAATTAGATACGTCTGTTTTTAGTTGTATAAATGAAACATCTTTTACAATATAGCTATCTATTCTAGAAATATCACTTAGAATTAAATTAATAGAATTATCATTAATAGATATATCTCTAAAAATTTTAGTTAATGAGCTATCTAATATGTAATTATTTATTTTACCTCCACAAATATCTAAATCACCACTAATTAAAAATGATATATTACTGTTCCATTTATTATTGTTATATAACAATGTAGCTATATCATTATTTGTAATTTTTATACCTGCATTACTAATTTGATCTACATTTGAATAATTTTTTGCTAAAACAATATTTATATCGCTAATATCTAATTGTGATGAATTAATAATTGTTTTGGTTCCTTCTACTTCTAGATTACCTCTTATAACAACAGTTCCTGAATTATCATTATAAATATGGGGATCAATAATAAATCTTGATGGGCAAAATAAATTACCAGTTAAACTTATATCATTATTTACATTTAAATTATTAGTAATATTAACATTATTACTTGATAATTCAATAGCTTCTAAAACATTATCGTTGCTATCTTTTAAAATATTTATATTAAATTTATTGTTTTTTACTAGTAATTGAACTTTGCTTCCCGAGAAATCTATTTTTGAAGACATATTTTAATTAAAATAAATCAATATATTTAATAATATATAAATAAAAAAATATATTATTAATTAATAATATATATATATATATTATTTTTTTAAATTTTAGAATTATAATGATGGAATATATCTTAATGTATTATTATCATACATGGTTACTCTAAATATATCACTATAACCTTCAACATAAACAGTATCACCATCATATAAATTATCACAACCTTGTTCACTTGTACAACTCTTATTTTTAAAAGTTATTGGTAATTTTATCATATTGTTTTTATCATTCATAGTATAAAAATTCCATTTGTCTCTATTTGTAAATAATGGTCTTCCCATTAATGGTAAAATAGTTTCAGGGCCATTAACTCTTGTTAATAAACCAATTTGTCTATAGTTTGTATCTACACTTTGTGTTGGTATATTAATTGGAATATTATTATAATTATTATAATTTTGATTATTTATTCTATCATCTCGTAATGGAGGACTATATGGGTTTAATAGTACATCTATTTTATTATTTTGATCTATATTATTATTAGCATTATCATAAATTTTGTTATAATATAAATATTGGTTATTATTTTCATTAAATTTCACTTTTTTATAATTATTATTACTAAATATGTTATAGTTATTATATATAAATAGTATTGAAAAAAATAAACATATTATTAAAAAATATATAATATAATTATCAATACAAAATTTATTTTTAGGACACTTTGTCATTATATATTTAATTTTATAATATTTTATTAATTACTTAAAAATATTATATTTATACTATTTTATTGGACAATTTTCAAATTCAGCTAATACTGATTCTTCTGTTGCTTCATCATCTGAACACGCTATATCATTATCATCTGCTATTTTTTTTGCAGTTTGTTCAGCAACTTTACCTAAATTTTTACCATCTGCTTCTAATTTTTTTTTATCTTTTAATGGATTTTTAGGTGGTTTATGTAGTCCTGTATTTCCTTCTAAAAAATAATTATATTTTAATAAATTATATAATAATATAAATAAATTATATAAATATATTTTCAAGCCTATAAAATTATATCCTATTATTAAAAAAATAAAATATATAAAAACAATTGTATAATTATTTTTATTAATTTCATATAATAAATAATAATATGAGAGTATTGCTACTATAAAAATTATTAAATATAAATTCATAAGTATATATTTATATTTATAATTTATAATTTATAATTTATAATTTATAATTTATAATTTATAATTTATAATTTATTCTGGTCTTTTATTTACGTTTTCAAACATACTTGTTAAACTATTCATATCTATTTTTCCTATTGCCGACATAGCTTCACCTAATGCAGGTGTAATATCTTTCAAACTATTCATTAATTCTTTTTGTTGTTTTACTATTTTTTCTGTACTTTCTGATATAGAATTTATATTTTTGTCTGCTAAAACATTTTCTAAATCATCTAACCCTCTTTCTATATTCTCTTCTTTAGAATTTTTTTTTAATTTATCTACATTGGGTATAGAATCTATAATTTTTGGAGATAATTTATCACTATTTAAATTTTCATAACCTTTTTTGTCTTTTTTCTTTTTTGTAGTACCGTCTTTACCTTCTTTACTTTCTTTAAACCCTTCTTTATTATTTTTTAGTAACAATTTTAATAACATTAAAATTATAAATGGAATACCTAATACGATAATCATATTTTTTGTATATTTATATACGACTATTGTTAATAAATAAAATATTACTATTGGTAAAAAATTAAATGATACAATTTCATTAATTATGTAAAATAAACTTATAAAAGCTGTTAAATATAAAACAATTTTATTTGTTAATAAATTATTTTTCATATTATTTTTTTTTACCATTTATATATATAAAATATAAAAATTATTTTTTTAATTAGTCAATAATGTTTTAATATATTTTATTTTTTTTGTTATATTTTTTTTTTTATTTTCTATAATTTTAATATCATTGTCATTGTCATTGTCATTGTCATTGTCATTGTCATTGTCATATTTAATATTTAAATTACTTAAATAATTTAAAATATTATTGAATTCTTTTAATTGTAATTTTAAATTATTTTCTAATACAATTATTTCTGATTTGAATTTATTAAATTCAATAAATAATAAATTATTATTATCGTGATTTTCATTTATTAACATTTTCATATTTGAAAATAATTCTAATAATTTATCTTCATCTGTGTTAATTTTATCTAAATATTTATCTAATAATTCTTGTTCTTCATAAACATTTTTACTTAGTTTACCTATATTATTAAATAATATATTCATTATAGTATTAATATATTTATTAATATATTTATTAATATATTTATTAATATATTTATATATTAATTATTATATTCTGTTATATTTGGATCACTATATCCGTTCCACATAGCGGGTTCATTAGTATCTTTATAATATCCCCAACGTGGTTTTATAATACCTGTATTTTCTATTTCATTTGCTAATTCTAATTTTTTTATTTTACCTTTTAAGTTTTTTATATTTTTGTTAAGATTAAAGTTTTCAATATCTTTATAAGCAGAGTTTTTTTTACATGTAGATAATTCATTATCTAAATCATATATTATTGTTTTTAATTCGTCGGGTGATTTTAAATGTAAATCTTTTCTTTCATTCATTTTTGGTACTTCTATATTTTCTGTATTTTCTATATTTTCTGTATTTTCTATATTTTCTATATTTTCTAAATTTTCTATATTATTAAAATTCAAATTATTTATAAATAAAAATAAAAAATAAAATAATAATAAGATAGTTATTATTATATATTTTATAGATTTCATTATATAATTTAAGTATATTATGAAATTTATAAAATTATTTAAATAGATTTTTTAATTGCTTTTCTTCTTCCTCTTCTTCCTCTTCTTCCTCTTCTTCCTCTTCTTCCTCTTCTTCCTCTTCTTCCTCATCTTCTGATTCTTCTTCTGTACCTTCTTCTGTACCTTCTTCTGTACCTTCTTCTGGTTCTTCTTCTGGTTCTTTTTCTGGTTCTTCTTCTGGTTTTTTAATTTTTTTATTTTTTTTAAAACCTTCTTTTCTTAATTTTTTAAATACATCAAGGCTAATAAATAAGTTAGCACAAATAATAGCTATTAATAATGAATAAAAAATATTATTACTAAATAAATAGATTAAAACAGCGATAATAGACATAAAAACAATTGCATCAAAATTTTTATAATTATTATAAAACCCTATTGCATTTAATATAAATATAAATATTATAAAAATTTCAATATTATCTAAATTTTTAAAATCTTTTTTAGCATTATTCATAGAATTATTTATAGAATTATTTATAGATTTACTAATAGATTTACCAATAGAATTCATTTTTATATAATATAATTATTTTTTATTAATTTAAGAATGAATATTTAAAAATATATTTTTTTAAATTATATAAAAATATAAACATATATTATTTAGTATGAATAGAAATAATGTCGAGCCTTTACTCCAAGAAGACGATAATCGTTATGTAATGTTCCCTATAAAAGATAACGATATTTGGGAAATGTATAAAAAACAAGAAGATTTATTTTGGAGAGCTCAAGAAGTTGATTTATCAAAAGATTTAAAAGATTGGGAAAGCTTAAATGATAATGAAAGATATTTTATTTCTATGATTTTAGCATTCTTTGCATCAAGCGATGGAATAGTTTTAGAAAATTTAGGAGCTCGTTTTATGTCAGAAGTTCAATTATCAGAAGCAAGAGCATTTTATGGTTTACAAATGGCTATGGAAAATATTCATTCTATAATGTATTCTACGTTAATTGAAACATATATAAAAGATTCTCAACAAAAACATAGATTATTTAATTCTTTAACTGAATTTCCATGCATTAAAAAAAAAGGCGATTGGGCTATTAAATGGATTCAAGATAAACGTTCTAATTTTGCTACAAGATTAGTAGCATTTGCGTGTGTTGAAGGTATATTTTTTTCAGGTGCTTTTTGTGCTATTTATTGGTTAAAAAAAAGAGGTTTAATGCCAGGATTAACATTTTCAAATGAATTAATAAGTAGAGACGAAGCATTACATACAGAATTTGCTGTTTTATTACATAGTAAATTAGAAAAACCATTAAAAAAACAAAAAATACATGAAATAATTAAGGAAGCAGTAGAAATAGAATTAGAATTTATCAATGATGCTTTACCTTGTAGTTTAATAGGTATGAATAATGATTTAATGAAAGATTATATTAGATTTGTAGCTGACAGATTAAGTTTACAATTAGGGGGAGACAAAATTTATGATTCTAAAAATCCTTTTGATTGGATGGAAAGTATAAGTATTGATGGCAAAACTAATTTCTTTGAAAAAAGAGTAAGTGAATATTCTCTTGCAAATAAAGTAGAAAATAATGATAATGTATTTTCATTTGGCGATGGAGGATTTTAAAATAATAAATATTTTAAAAGAATAAATATTTTAAAAAAATATATAAAATATTTATTCTTTATTTAAATATCATTCAATAATGTATAAAAATAAAAATGTTTTAATTACTGGTGCTTCTTCTGGTCTAGGCAAAATTTTAGCAATTAATTACGCAAAACAAGGTGCAAAAATAATAAATCTCTCGCGAAATATTCAAAAAATAGATTCATTAAATTATAAATTAAATAAATTAAACAATACAGAAAATATTGGTTTCAATATAGATGTATCAAAATACGAACAGGTAAAAAGTGTTAAAAATAATTTATTAAAAGATAAATGTTTACCTGATATTATTATTAATAATGCAGCTGGTAATTTTTTATGTCCTTTTGAAAAATTAACTGTTAATGGTTGGAAAAGAATTAATGATATAGTATTAAATGGTGCTTTTAATATATATCACAATTTTGGTAAAACATTTATTGAACAAAAAAAACAAGCAGTATTTTTAAATATATCTACAACTTATTCTGAAAACTCATCAGCATTAGTTATACCTAGTGCTTCTGCTAAAGCAGGTGTAGATAATATAATGAAAGGTTTAACTGTTGAATGGTCAAAATATGGAATGCGTTTTGTAGGTATAGCACCTGGACCAATAGCAGATAGTGGTGGTGCTTCAAAATTAGACCCAATTGGTATATTTAAACATTATAATAATTATGTAAATCCAAGTCAACGAATGTGTGACCCACAAGAAATTGCTGATTTAGCTCTATTTTTAACTTCAAAAAAAGCAGATTATATTAATGGTTCAATAATACGAATTGATGGAGGAGAATATATAAAAAATCAAGGTGAATTTTCATTTTTAACAAATATACCATTTTATGATAAAATATTTACAAAATAATATTAATAAAATGTTGGCTGGTATAATATAGAATATATATCTGAAATAGAAATTAACGAAACTTAAAAGGAATTATTAAAATATTTAAATAATATTAATTAAATTATGTAATGTATATTAATTCATTACATAATTTTCATATAAATAATAATAATAATATTTTATTTAAAAAATCTATTAATTCTATTAATTCTATTAATTCTATTAATTCTATTAATTCTATTAATTCTATTAATTCTATTAATTCTATTAATTCTATTAATTCTATTAATTCTATTACTATGTTATTTAAACCTAGTAATCAAGAATTAATTTTATTATCTTCTATATTATTAGAAACATTATCTACTTGCTGTTTAAAAAAAACAATGGTTAATAAAATTTGGTATATTCCTGTTTATACAGGTTATGGTTTAAGTTTTTATTTATTTCCAAAAAGTTTAACACAGTTTTCTTTAAGTTCAGCATATACAATATGGTGTGGATTTGGAATAATTTTAACAACTATTATAGATAAAATATTTTACAATCAATTAATAACATTAAAAAAAATATGTGGAACAATGATTGTTATTATTGGAATATATTTTTCTAATTAAATCTCTGTTTTATCTGATGTTTCTATAGCAATAAAATTTAATAATTGATTTTTAAAAACGTTTTGGTAATCGGTTAATCCTGGATTTCTATTTATATATTGAATCATTTTATTATAAGCATCTATTATATCAGGAGCTGGTTGACCTAATAAAGTTTTTGTCATTTTACCATTTATTTCACCATTATTATATTTTTCATTATAATCAATTAATCTACCTGTTTCACTATTAGTTAATTTACGTGTTTTAGTATTAAATGCTTTTAAAGCTTTAATCATAGCTTCTATTAAACTATTACTTTTTAATAATGAAGATAATGTACTAAAATCATCAGGTTTAGTAGGAGCAGGAGCAGCAGGAGCAGCAGGAGCAGCAAGATTTATATCTGTATTTATTTTTTCAAATATTTTATGCAAATTTTCAATATTCTTGTTAAAATTATTAGATTTTAATAATTTTCTACTATTAGTATCAGTAGATATACGCATAAGTTCTTTTTCATATTGTAACGATTTTAAAAATAAATGTCCTAATATTTTCTTTTCAATATTTTCTTTAGGTACATTTTTATTATTAATTTCTAAAAAATTATTTTGAAATACTTGCGGATACAAAGGCGAAGGTAATATCTCTTGAACTTTTCTATCTAAATTATTATATGATGGAAGATAATTGTATTCTGAATCTGGTTTTAAATCACTAATATTTTTTACTATTTCTTTATTCAATTCATTAATTAATTCTAATTTTATTAATAATTCTTTTATATTATAATTTATTTTTTTATCTTCTGGGTTAAAACCTATAATTTTATTATAACTTTTAATACGAAATAATATAAATCCTTTATCTTTATTTGCTTGTGCTTCTTTAACTTGTTTACGAACTATTTTATTGTAATTATCTATTATACTATTAATTTCTTTTAATGTATTATTAAAATTGGATTTAATACGTGCTTTTTTTTGTCGAGGTGTACCTTGAATATTTTGAATATTTTTAATACCATCATCTAATGTATCTGAAATTTGTTTTAAAATTTGTATATCTGGATTTAGTTGTATTATATTGATATTGTAACTAATTTTATCAATGGTATTTATATCTGAAGGCAATAACTCTATTTCTTTAAATGTTTTAAAATAAAATAACTTTAAATATAAATATATTTCATTATTTTTATCTGTAAAATTTTCATCTAGTTTAGTAGTCAAATTATCGTATAATGATACCATCCCCGCATTTTCCGCCCTCGCCTCCTCCTCCGCCAGATTGGCCTGCACCTCCGTCTCCATTTGTTCTTCTGGTGCTGGTGCTTCTATGTTCATTGCTTCTTCTCCTTCTTCTCCTTCTGCTGGTGCTGGTTCTGCTGGTGCTGGTGCTGGTGCTGGTGCTGGTTCTGCTGGTGCTGGTTCTGCTGGTGCTGGTTCTGCTGGTGCT